TCACGGTCTGCCTTGCGTGGATTGAATGCCAACTTGATGACATTCTTGACCTGACCACGAGCAAAACCTGCTGGTGAGAACCAAGGGTCTCTTTGTGTGTCAGAACGTGCCATAATACCTGCTGTGTCACCATTCAACGGGACATAACGGTAGATGTCATTGTACTTGTCGTATTGATATTTGAAACCAGAATCCATCACCGCAAATGAAGTTGATGGAAGTGTATTACGGAATGTAACCACATCTTCTGCTTCTGATCCGGGGAAGGATGAGTTGTTGACAACATCTGCTCTTTCGGGCGAGAGGACAACAATACAGTCCTTTCTCTGCTCTGCGAGGTTGTTGATGAGGTCAATCGCACGAGTTTGGTTTGCTGATGAACCCAACACAAACGAAATGTCAACATCTTCTGGGTTATTGAACAAATCGTAACCATTTTGATAGTCGCCATTTGTTGGTGTAGCACCATCACGACCAAAAACTAAACTGTCTGTATTCGCAACGTCTGCGCCACTAAATGCTGTTGTTGACAATCCACCCGCACCTGTCAAAGATGAAGAGTGTGATGCGAACCAAACATATGGTGATTGTGCGTTGATAACAATCGGATAGTAGTTTGAGTTACCCTGTGGTGTCTTTGCGTCTCTTGCCTTTGATACCGACTCGTATACTTCAAGTACAGTATTTGCAGTTCCACTCCACTGACCGTCTTCGTCTACAACCACAACGTGCATTTCGTCACCAGAACCACCACGAGATGTGACGTAATCTGATGTGCCCGGTGCTGAGTCTACCAAACGGAAGAACTCCCACTTACGGACAGTTGCGTCTGAACGGTGTGCACTGTTGCCATCTACAATCGTGTTGCCTTGATAGTTTGATTGTAATACCAACGCTGTGTCTGAAGAAACCGTCTTTACCTTGACCTCTTCACGAGAAGGTCCGATAACAAGAATGTCTCCAGAACGGAGTTGGTCTGTAAAGAACGTACCATTCCCCGACAGTGCGGTTGTGCCTGACGTAATCGATACATTACCTGTAATTGCGTTTGAGAACGCAGTTGCGGTTGGGCAAATAGACACACGCAGTGAGTTACCAAGTTCGCCCGGATACTTTGCAACCCAAGGACCAACACCAGATAATGCTGCCGAACCACCTAAAACGTTGTCACCGAACCGATTATCATAGTCATCGTCAGACTTGATAACTGTATTCAGTGTATTCGCTGAATTTGTGGTTGCGTTTCTTGCGTTTTGTTCGTCCGAACCACCTTCGTTGATAACACGAGTTGTAAACAATTGGTTACCATATGCCAAAAAGTTTGCAGCAGTGAAAAAGTCATCTGCTGTATTGGCATTTGGAGTCTGGAATGTTTTTACCAACTCATCTTCTGTCGTAATCAGTGCTCTTACACCGACAGGACCCCAACGAAAATGACCTGCGATTGCCGCTTCGGTAGTACCAATTGCAGGAGTGACCGCAGAAAGGTCAATCTCACTGACGGTAATACCTGGAGATTTAGTGAATGCCATTATTTTTCTCCTCAGAGGTCTGTATTATTCATCTCTACTCCGATATTTATAAATTACACGTATTTTACCAACGGTCACCGTCGAGAGTCCAACCATCTTGTTTCCACACATCACCGTTGTTGTCAATAATGACTTCATCGGTTCCATCATCATAAAATCCAAACGGAAGCATCTCTTGTTCTAGTTGTCTTGCCTTTTCATCGGCAAGCATCTTACGAACGTCTTGGTCTGTCATTTCTTTGAAATATTCTTGGCGAATCAACCAAGAAAACAGAACACAAGTCATTACCAAGTCATCGTGTGCACCTTCTTCTGCCATATACGAGTTACGTCTTGACACGAAAGATGCGAGTTCTTCAAGTGTATCAAAGTCTTCGATGAGTAGTTTGTCGTTCTCAATCAATTCTTTGAGTGAGTTACAACCAATTCGTTTGACTTGTTGTGTCGTCTTGACACCGATTTGTGAATTCTTTGCGAATCCACCACCTACTTTTTGCCCACCCCGCCCTCGCACGGTAGTCATAATCATATTATCATATTCTAAGTCTCTATGTAGTGTATCAGCAACTTGACCACCGATGTCGTTGTTTTCCACAAGTACAAAGGCATCATTATATTCAGTCGCCACACTGCGTATCAAATCTGGGAACACGGACGGAAGAATGTCCTTGTTTCGGTACTTTGCCACCATCTTGTACGGGACGTTGGTTGCATCAAAGATAGTCAGTGCCGAATAGTCAAGCCCAATACCCCGTGCCGTATCCGCAATCGCAAAATAGATGTGATTGTTGATAGGGAATTCGTACACATCCAAATCACCCCGTTTCTCTTTGGGTGGTCTGAACGGCATCTGTCGGAGTTTCATCCCGTTGACGAGTGTGTTGTTACTTCCAATAAACTCACAGTCAAATTCTTGTCTGAACTGCTCTTCACTGGTGTTTTTGATGGTTTGCTCACGCCACTTATCATCACGACCGGGCACATCTTTCCAGTGAACTTCCAGTGTCTTGTAGTCACTACGCCCCTCAAGTGCATCAATCCACATCTTATAAAAGTGGTTCATACCGTTTGGTGTAGAGACGATAATAACCTGTGAGGTTTTACCAGATGAGATTGTTGGATACACAGACGCAAAGAAGTCTTCGGCAAGGTTTCTTGGAACGAACGCAAATTCGTCAAGGAAAATCAGATTGTACGAACCACCTCGCACTGCCGACGATGATGTTGCGGCTGCAAGAATCTTGGAACCATTCTCCAGTTCCATAGACCCCTTATTCCAAGAGACAATCCCTTGTTGCATCCACATCGGTAGATTTTCGTATGCGAGTTGAATCCGATGTACCATTTCTCGTGCCAGTGCACCTTTGTTCGCAAGGATTGCGACTGACTGATTGTCAGTAAACAGAATCTTCCACAGCATATAGGCAACCACTGTTGTGGACTTGCCTGACTGACGGGGCATCTTTGTCAATACGAAACGATTCTTGGTAAACAGGTTCACCATATTCTCTTGAAACGGATACAAGTCAAACGGAACCAAACCACGGTCAACGTTGACAATCTTCACATAGTTTTTGATGAAGTATGCGATGTCCTTCGCACATTTGATGTATTCTGCGACTTGTTCTTCGGTGTATTCTACCTGAACCCCTGCCTTTTTGAGATTAGGGTTCGCAAGATAAGTATCATTCGTTGCCATCGTCTACCTTCACATCAATAATGTTGCCATCTTCGTCTCTACGATTGATGAACTTCTGTAATTCTGTGGTGCTACCCACAAACAGTGCGTTAGTAACATTGTTTGTCACTTTACCGTTTTCGTCTTGTCGTAGTTTCTTGACCTTGTTTTGTATTTCAAGTAAGTCTTTGTTGGCATCCGACAGTGTTTTGACTAACTGCGACACCACCTCATAGGTTCGTGCGGATTCCGATGCCTTTGCGAGATGTACTAACTCGTCCAACGCAGAACCACCTGCCTCAATAATCTGATACAGATTCTGACGAGCATAGGTGTAGTCGTTTTCCAACTGTTGCGTTTCGGGTGGAATCTCTTTGGGCGGTTGGTCTTTGACAATTGCCGGAGATGGTGCTATACCCAAAGACTGTTCGATACTTGTCTCAAACTTAGTTTTCTTATCATCACTCATTCGTATCACTACCGCTTGTCGGACTGTATGTACGACTATCGGTAAAGAAGAAGAAGTCCTCTGCAATACCAAAGTCACTATTCGCACTAATTAAACTGGTTGCAATAGACGCAGAACTGTTCGTTGTGGGCGAACCATTTGCGAGCAAACCAGGAGTCACCACCACACGAGTCTCCCGTGCGGAGTCTAAAGGAATATCGGTATGTGTATCTACCTGAACACGTTTGATGACACCAGATGTCTGTATTGGACCTAAGATGTAACCCTTCATCGTGAAGTTCAGAGTGTACACAAGTGCTCTACGTTCCTCAAAACTACCTTCATAGGCATCTTCCATCGTCACACTTTGTAAAACGACAGGTATGTCAAAAGTCAAGTTCATAGCAGGAAGTAACTTGACAGACGGAGTGAAGTCTGGTGTAAAGAACGGTAGAATCTGTTCAATAATCTGTACGCCATCATCAGCATTCTTTACAAAGATTGACAACGCAAAGTCTATGTTGTATGGTGCAGAGTTGAATTGAGTTCTCAAATTCTGATTACTGGTCCCAATCGCACGGTTCTGCTGTGTCTTTGCGAGTTTACGAGACGGGTCATACGTCATACCCGTCATCTCAAATCCCATACGAGGCAATTGAATTGCCACATCATCGTCTAAATCTGGGTTAGAGTTGATTCTGGCAAGGAACTTCTCTTTGGGACCATAGGCAATCGGCACTGCGATTGATTGAATGCGTGTACCCGCACTGTTGAATCGCTGCACAATAATGTCGTTGAACAGGTTGCCAAACGTGATGACATACTTTCTCAAAACTTGATGGTAATATTGATGTCCGAAAATTTTACTACCCTCCTACCAACGGTCCCGTTCCGAAAATGGATTCTGCTCACTAAAGTCAATTATCGCAGATGCCTGTGTGGTGAAGAATGTATTGTTTGCCTGATCATCAGTTGTTTCAATTGTGTATTCTTGTAATACCGAATCACCGTCTTCGGCAAGTAATGTTGTATCGTCTTCAAGTGTCAATTCGTTGAATAGAATGTCTAGTGACAGTTCATCTTCAATTACATCAACATTAGAGTCACCTGTGCCAATACGCTCACTGCTGTACTCAAAGAGTTCGCAACGCAAGTCATATGTCTGTAGTCTTCCCATCTGATAGAACACTGCTTCGTGTTCCACAAACTTGATTTCAAACAGTTTGTCTGTCAGTGGAAAGTAAATCAAATCACCTTCGTTGGGGCGATTGGCAGTAATTACATAATTGTTCGCACCTACTGTACCTGACTCCAACATAAACCCAAAGGTATTTGCGGTGTCTGACAGAAACTGACGAGATGGATTGTTGGCATCGTACTCTTCGGTTTGGAGTTGATATCCAACTTCGTCTTGAAGTGACTCACCACCTCGTACTTGGTCAAATCGTTTCTTGGCAACAGTCAGTGTCACTTGGTCACGGATTTGTACTCCAAACTTTGAGAGAAAGTCCGACTCACCCTCAAACCCTTCCACATTTTTGATATACATCTCAATCGGAACAGAGTCCTCAAACTTTGAGAGTTTTGCTTCCCCAAACAAATGGTCTTGCTCTACCAAAGTGCGTGGCAGATACTTGACTTCGTGACCCATCTGTTTTATTGACTCGATTATAATGTCTTCAAGGACATCTTGTTCACGACTGTAGGTTAGATTAGGGAAGTATTTGTTCAGTGGCATACATTATCCCATGAAATCAGACACGGGGAGTGAGTATGAACTAATCATCTCATCTTCCAATTTATTGATTTCTTCCACTGCTTCTTCGTATATCTTCGCACCGTTGAATGTGATACCACCGGGCAATTGCATCCCCTCAAACTTGGACAGATTAGAACCCCACTGACGCTTGATGAGTGCGGTAGTGTATCGTCTCAACCAAATGTCACCCCACACATCAGGGTATGTGTTTGGGTCAAGTGTTCTATAACATTCAATAATCAGATATACGAAGAAGCAGTGGAAGAAATC